TCTAATAGAACTTACCAATTTAGTTTCTCCTATTGTTGTTAGCATTAGCAATATCTCTTTGAGCTTGGATACGCTCTTCTGCAATACGTGTTTTATCATCTAAAGCCTCTTGTGAAATGTCAATCCTTTGTTGGTCAACTAATCGTTGATTTCTTTCTTTTTGTTTTTCAAACTCTTGTTTTTGTTCAAATTCTTCTTGTCTTCTTTGTATATCAGCACCTTTTAATGATATTTCTTGTTGCCTTAATGCAACTAATGGGTCTGTGTTACTATCAGGTTCTAATGTTTGTGCATACTTTTCTGTTAATTCACCAATAATTACAGCAGCACGATTTTGTATTTGATCATTCATCTGCTGCATCATTTGTGGATTTTGTTGCATCATCATTTGTTGCTCTGGTGGTATTTCAGCCATAATTTCTTGTTGTGCCATAGCTTCAGCCATCATACCTATATGTTCTTGTATATGACCTTGCAATGTCATAACTATTGTCGCATTAGCTTGTGCGACAGGTGTTGATAATATAGCTAAATGTGCTTCAATATGAGCTTCATGATTTTGTTGTGGGAAAGCCTGTATTGATTGTGCTCTCATAGCTTGTTGATTTTCTTTTGCGGGATTCATAGGTTGTGGTTGTGGAGGTCTAGGTAGAACTTGATCTATATTCGACACACCTAGTGCTTCGTACATTTTACGATATGCTTGATATAAACCTTGTGGTCCACCATGTATTTCAGGATTACTCTGTGCCAACTGTAACTGTGTTTGAGCTAACGCGATACGTTGTGACATGGAAAAAATGTTTGGATCACTGACAGGTAAAACATCAACACGATCATCAAAGTCTGCTGCCTTTATCATAGGCGGTAATCCTGTTTGATATGGATATGGTGCAGGATTATCTCTAAATATGTTTGCTAATAATTTAAATTCTTGTTTTTGTGAGTAATGAAGTCTTTTATGAATAGCACTCATAACCTTCGTGCCACGTTCCATAATTGCCATTGTTGTACCAACAGGTGTCTCTCCACCCATCTCACTAATCTTCATATCAGCCATAGAAGCGAAACGTCTGCCAGAGTCTACTAGAGTACCCAACAATGAATACAACGTGTTTGACGGCTCTTTAAACGGCAATGCCATCAATGATTGACGTATATCCATACCTGCAACATCAATATCTCTAAATTCACCAGGGGCAAGAGGTGAGTCTTCATCTCTTATTCTAGCTCCTCGTGCCTTAAATCCTGCAGGAAGATTACTTAGTGTACCTGCATCAATTAATTGTCTAAGTAAACTTGTTGATGCTTTGGCAAGACCACCCATCATATGTGTTAAGCCAAATCCATAAAATCCAAGACCAGGCAAAAATTTGTAATGCACAAAGAATTGTTTCTTTCGCATTAGTAAATCTTGTTGATCGTAATTACGTCTTATAGATAGTATTTCACCTGTCTTTTCGAGCATAGAAACAATATATGGATATTTTAATCCTGTCTCTTCACCACTTTCATCTCTGTCTTCAAAACCTTTAATTTCTAAATTTGTATGTATTTCATGTATTACAATATCTTCATCGTAACCAGATGGTGTCATACCATCTACACGTCCTAATTGATCTTTTATCTCATCATAAGATGACTCATCAGAGCCTGATGTAGGTAAATCAACATCTTTGTAAAATTTAGTTAGTTGTAATTTAAGAATATCGTTTTTACTCATAGTTACTACATGAGTAACACGAGAAGCTGTCAGTAAATCTGTAGCAGAATATGGTACGATTATATCTTCCGCATGGACAAACTTACTAACAGCTCTTTGTAATAACGGATCAAAATATATTTTTTTAAATGTTGAACCAACAATAGGAAGATAAAATAACATTTGATCGAGTTCTGGATCAAACTCTTCCATGTTATTGACTATTTCGTAGTTCATGTAATCTTTAACACGTTCAGCTTGTGCGATAACATCTGGTGTTTCTTGACCAACTATTTGTACTCTTACAGGTCCACCAGCAGGCAACAACTCACGATATGCTTGTGCTTGAAATTGTGTAATAGATTCAGAAAGCAACGGATGTATTACCCCTGTCGCACCCTCAAACGGTTCTGTTCTATCTTCGTAATTAATACCTAATAATTCTAAACCTGATTTATATATCTGCTCCCACTCTTCTCTTGATGATAAATCATCACGAATAGATTGTTTTAAATCAGAAGAAATAACTCCTAATTCACCTTCATCTATAAATTCTGCTAAATTAGCATCAAAAGGGATTTGATCTACTGGCATTGGCTGTTCTTCGGGTAACTCACCAATGATAGCTGCACCGCTCTCAAGCTCTGTTACATTTGGTACAATAGGTGATTCAACTACATCTATTTCTTCAGGTAGCCCTTGTGTCTCTTCTACAGGACCACCTGGCCCTAAAGGAATTTCAGCCATTTCTTGCTTCTCCTAAATCTAATACATTGATACCATTTAATGAACCTACAAGTCCACCCTGTTTATAAACAGATTTTGATTTTGGTTCAGTTATTGTATCTACTTCTATAACTGTGTGTTCTTTACCGTCTCCTAATTTAGTATTAAATTTAACAGACTGTGCATCTTTATTTATCTCTTTAGCAGTATTTTTAAATACCTCTCTTAAATTATTATAACCACTTATGACACCCAACTGTCTACCTCCAGCGTCTTGAAATGATATATTATTTGGAAACACAACCCCATCTAAATTTTTATTTCCTGCTACATCTAATAAATCTTTAAATAATAATTTACCCCATTGTTCAGGTTTAACTATTGGTTGATAAACTGGTTTTGCTTTTTCGGCATTAAGCACTACAATATCATCTCTTATATTATTTATATTATTAGCTATAGCGTTAAATGTGTTATTTTGAATAACATCAGTGTTAATTTTAACACGACTTTTTTGTAATCTTTCTATAATATCATCTACACTATTTCTGTTATTTAATTTTTTAACGGTTCTTTGTATTTGAAAAATAGTGTCGTAAAGAGTTTTAAAATTCTTCCGCTCTTCTGCTGACATATTTTTTTGAGATTGATACATATCTATTGGATTTTTATTAGTTGTTTCACTAATTTTAAAATCATTAAAAACAATTTTATCATTTTTAAATTGAGGATAAACTGAAAGCAATGCTCGATAAACTTCTTGTGTATTATTTCCACCTATTTCATCACTATTTTTTATTTCATTGATAATATGCAAAATATTTGCTTTAAAAGAGTTCTGATCCATTCCTAATGTATTATTTACAAATTGTTTATTGTTATCAAATATGTTTTGCATAAGTAAATTATATCCACCAAATATATTTTCTTTGTCTTCAATAATTTTTTCAACCATGTCATCTGTGACACCAGGAAATTGAAATTCATTGTTAAATGAATCAAGTAATTTTTTTGTTTCGTTATCAACAACTTCTTTTAATGAAGTAGAATCAAATTTACTAAATTGAAAAGGTTTACCATCGTCTAGTTTTAAAAATTTATCAAATGAATTTTCAATAACTTTATCACTTAATTTTAATATTTCTCCTAGTTCAGGACCAAAAAATTCTTCACGAGAGGCATTATTTTTAAAAACAATGCTTTTTTCATTATTATAACTTGGTTTAGATTCAGTCAAAGGACTAACTTCAGGATTAAGATTTAATAAAAGTTCTTGATTATCTTTTTTATTAGCATCAACATTATTTTGTAAGGTTTGTTGTAATTCAACATTTTTAAAACCTGTACCAGGTTTCTCTACTGATCCTAATGTTTTAATTGAAAAATCTGATTGCAATTCTTCTATAACTAAATATTTTTTACCATCTAAAACTCTTATTGACACTCTTGCGTGTGCTAATCTTTCATCATCATGACCTTTAAGACCAACTCCATGAGAATAACTTGTCCTATCTGGTTTACCTGCATTGTTTATCGTTATAAAGCCATAATCTATTATTTCTTCTCCTTCACCTTTTCCTGCTGAACCCTCTATTCTTTGATCAGTTTTAAATAACTCGTTTCCTCTTCTTTGTAAAAAAGATTTACTCAATAGTTTGTCACCAATATTTTGTGAATTTAACATAGAAGATATTCCGCTTACAGGTCCTAATCTTCCTGCTGCTTCTGCATCTCTAAATACTTCTTGTCTGGCTTGAGATATGAGTTTTCTATCATTTGATGACAATGTTAATTCTTGAATATTGTTAATTTTTCCTAATTTTTTATCTATGTCAGATATAAATGAGCTACTAAGTGTTAATTTATTAGGGTTCTTATCAAGATTAACAATGTCACCCGTGTTTGCATTAAATATTACTTTTCCATCTTTTGTGTCATAAAATTCAAAAATATTATCACTGTCTTTTAAAAATGATAAATTAGCATCACTCATTTCTGTTTCAGTAATTTTGTTATTTTTAATATTAGTGTTCATAATTTGATTGTATAAATCACTGCCCTTAACACCATCAGGATTATCTTTTAATATTTTTTCAGCAACTAATTCTGCATTATAATGTGTCGGTCTAATTAAAACTATATCATCAAAAAAATTAGTACGACGTATTGTTTCATTTGGACTTTTTGTTTTATTTTCATATTTTGTATTATAATTTGTTCCTGCTGATATTAAATTTAAATTAGGTGCTTCCTTAGATACTCTTGTTTTTCCCAAAGCCTGTACTTTACCTTGAATCATATTTAAAATACGATCTGGTGGATTATTTTTCTCTAACATCCTATCAGCAGTTTTTTGTAAGTCCTTTTGTATTTCCACGGGAGCATTGTTTATAGCTTCTTGAATATTACTTGTTTCTCCTACGAAATTTGTTGCTTGTTGAGCTGTTGATAAATTAGCTGCTTGTTGTGTTGTTTGGTTTTTTGGTAAATTTTTTGTCGCTTGAAATATTCCCTTTAATAAGTTTTTAGTTGCATTTGGAAATTTTAAACCAGTGCCTGCTGCAAAAACTATAGGTGCAGCAACTCCAAGGGCAGGAGCGTATAATTGTGCTGTATCGCCTACAACACCTAATGCTTGTAATATTCCTTCACCAGTGCCAGCTAATCCTCCAACTATATCTCCACTTTTAAAATCACCATAGGCATCAGAAACAATATCACTAAAACCTGGTAATTTACCTCCACTAAAAGGATCAGGTGCCAGACCAGCAGCTTCTAATGTTGCACCACCAGGAGCCATTACTATTCCAAAATCTGAAGCTCCTACAGCTAAATTTTTCGCTTGGTCTTTTGTTAAAAAAGGTTGACTTTGAACATTTGTTTCTGCACCACCGCCAACAGGTGTAGGTATATTAATCACATTTTGATTAACTTCATCTTGATTAGATAAATCAAAAATATCTTCAAAATTTAAACCCATAATTTAAAAAGTTCCTTTAAAATTACTTGGCTTTGCAAACTTAACTCTTTTTTCAACAACTCCACCTTTTGCCATAGGATCACCTTTTCTTGACAACTCTTCTCGTGCTTTTTTTTCTGCTTCTTTTTCTGAAAAGCCAAGAGATATATATTTTAAAAATAGACTTTCTAAAGTGCTTTCTGACTCAGTAACGCTCATTAATAATACTCCCTTTTCTCTCGGTAATATTCATCTTCTTCGTAGTCGCTTGGAGTGATGATAAACCCTCCTTGACGAAAACGCAAGATAGCTTGTGTCATACTATCAGCTAAATCGTCATATTCACCATTTGGAAACGCTGCACATTCCTCTACAACTTCATCTGCAAACTGTGTGTCAGGTCGCCAAACCATGCCACTTTCAAAGACGGGAGCACAAGAGTTCATACGTGTAAACTTATCTGCACCTCTACTTGGCGTAAAAGGCGTGACAGGAATACCCATACGTCTTAACTCATGTGTCAATGGTGTACCTGTCGCTTTTTGTTCAATTAACACCATATCGGGATCATATTCAGTATATAACCTATGAGCAACATCCTTTAATTCAGGGAAATCCCAACGACCTCTTTGTGCGTCAAGTAGAATGATAGCTTCACTTTCACCCTCAACTGGATTAAATATACCCCAAGTGGTTATTGCAGAAAAGTCAGCTCTTTCAGATTTACTGTATGCAGTATCGTAAGATTGTATGATATAACTTACTTGTGGTGGATCATCGTTCTCCCAGATGTTCCACCACTCCCTTTTAATGATCGCACCTTCTTCAGCAGTGGGATTCTGCAAGTATTGTGCGTTCCATTTGGCTACAGGGATTGATGAACGTACAGCTTCTAACTCTTCTTTCTTCCAATATTCAGGCCATAATACATTGTCTGTGTCGGGAAATATCGCAGGAAACTCTACAACTTCCCACTGATCTGCACCACCCTCTGCCTGTTTTTTTAATACTTTTGCAGTCAAATCACGAATACTCCATCGTGTCATGACAATAATAATTGAACCACCTGGCTGAAGTCTCTGTCTAGGTCCAGAGGTGTACCATTCATAAATATTGTCCAAAGCAGAAGGACTTAACGCATCTTGTTCAGAAACTGGATCATCAATGATAAGTAAATCAGCACCACGACCCGCCAACGCACCACCGACACCAACGGCATAATACTCACCGCCCTTGTTTGTAGACCAACGACCAGATGCTTTGGCATCAGATGCTAAACTTATCTCTGGGAAAATATCTTTAAAATCTTCACTATCAATCAAGTTTTTAACTTTACGACCAAAACCTACAGCCAACTCAGAAGTGTGTGTCGCCTGTATAATCTTGCTTGTCGGTTTACGACCCATCATCCAAGTTGGAAATAAATAACTCGCAAACTCAGATTTGGTGTGTCGTGGCGGCATATTGACAATCAGACGTGTTGACTTGCCATCTGCGACATTCTGTAACTTCTCTGCATATATCTTGTGATGCTTACCCTCAATGAAAGAAGGCCAAACGTGTTTTACAAAATCTAAAAAATTTTTTTGGTAAACGTCTCTTTTTTCTAAATCTGTTAATCGTGCAACTATCTCACCAAGTTTGGTCATCTCATCATCAGTGAGATAGTCTGTTTCTATGTTAAAGTTATTCGTCATTATACAAGTTATCAAAAATCCTATTTACGTCTAATGTGTAATCTAAATCAGATTTTGAATAATGTATATGCTGAGATGGTCTAAAATCTGGTGCACCCTCTCCTGTTTGAAACCACGCAGGATGCGTAACTCTAACTCTGTTATTCGGTAATGCTACAAGATTACCTGTCCATTCGCCTGCATCTAGCAAATACATAACATGGCTTTGCTTGTGTTGTGCAGGATCGTCTGCTATCTCGCTCTCTGTGTAATCCACTGTAAATAAATATTTCGCTGGATACATCTCGCTACCTATCTTTGCAAGCCAGGGGCAAGGAGTCGCCCTGTCTAACGTATAAACAGCATGAGTGTGAGATGAACAATCCCAAGGCTGTGCATCATGTGTGTCCATAGGTTCAGGCCACTCCTCAACAGGAATGTCAGCCATTAAGCCTGTAATAGGCATCCTCGCCCACATAGCCCCACCATGCACATTCGGACTTTTTGTTCCATCGGTTTCCGAACCAGTAAAGATAACTTGAAAACTCAAACAACGATTAGGCATAGTCGTCACGGCTATTGCCATTGCGTGTAAGAACTCTCCGTGATATTTGTCGTGATTACAGGTGTACTCCCTCCTCACCCAACACTTGAAGTGAGGTATATTACTC